CCACCGTTGGCTGTCACAAAAGCTGAACCTCCTACGGCTATAGATGACGCACCCCCTGCGTTACCTGCTGTAGCTGTCGCTGCATTAGTAGCCCCTGCACTTGCACCCCCTGCGCCGATTGTAATGGTATACGCCGTACCGCTGAGAAAAGTATACCTGCTTACAGCCGTGCCACCAGCACCCCCACCTGATGCCGAGTAGTCAACATTCTCGTTTGAGAGTGCGCCCGATCCACCACCTCCAATACAGTAGACCATCGCCTCAATATTGCATGATGGAGTCCAAGTATCGGTTGCAGAAAACATAATGTTCGGCAATCCTGTGTCGCCACCCTTTTGTCCTAATATCGCCATTAAAAAAATCTCCTTTTATAAGCTCATCCAGCTATCAATCGTGCCATCAACAAAAACCAACTGTACCGCGTTGCCTTTGGGCAGTGTTCCATCAGCGGCCACCTCGTCAATTTCTTCACTGTTACGCGCTATAGTTACGTTCGCAGCTCCGCAATTCTTTATGGTCACTGTATGACCTCCACTTGGCGAACTTGGAAGTGTAATCGTGAAAGGGGTGCTTGCATGGTTGCAAATTAATTGGTCACCGTTGCTTGCAGTATAGTTTGTCGTCTTTATTGCCCAATCATTGTAAGTGCCTCCACCTCCTGCAGCTGCCTCCCATCCAGGTGTAGTGCCATTCAATGTGAGCACATGATTGTCACTACCCACTGCGATACGAGCAAGGTGACCACTACCATCCCGATAGTACATGTCACCTGTAGCGTCACTGCCCAGGTCTATCCCACCCGTGAGTGCTATGTCACCAGGGATCGAAACAGTAGAGGCTGCACCAGCACCGATGGTGACATCGACCTCACCATCGGTAGTTGATCCGGTGAGTTGTAAGCCTACCGTGTTATTACCATCATTTTCAGCTACATAGAATTTTAGGCTACCACACTCGTCACCATTACTGGCATCAGCAACCACGCCTTCAATTTTTGCAAAACGTATGTTGTCCTGGTTGTCATCATCGCCGAAAAATTCGATGGTTCCACATACATCATTGTCTGCTCCAGCTGCACCCTTGTCGTTAACAAATTTTATCGATGCGCTGGTCGCGCCATTGTTTGTGTTTTTTAAAGTGAATACAGGAAGGGATGCAGAATCAGACGCGATCTGGAATATCTCCGTACTCGCATCATATGTCACATCAGCCTCACCAGTAAGCGCGTTAGCTCCGGTAACCGTGACCAGCGTATTTGCCGTGGAGCCACTTAGTGAGGCTCCACCTATGGCACTGCCATTCACCGTGTATGACATACCTGCTGCAAGGTCGATACCATCGTCATCGATGGTTGCGATTTCGACATCATCTACGTGAAATGACATTTTACCATGATTACCTGTACCTGACGCGGTTTTCGTTAAAAACCTTAATTCTTCTAATGTCTTATTCGACCCATTCAGTGCCTGGACAAAAAGGGCTTCCGTGGCACTCGTTCCAATCGCCAAGCTCGTATCCGCATCAGAATTATCATCATATATCGTGACATCGCCAGCGGTGACTACCAGTGTAGCGGTGCCAGCAGAAAGCGTGAGATTATTATTGCCTGATGTATCGATGGAGGTCGCAGCGTCAAAGGATAGGGTTGTTGCATCAGACTCAATGGTCCCAGCATCCAGTGACATGGTAGCACTGCCACTGTCTATCGTGATTGCATTGTTTCCACTGGTATCGATGCTAATCGTTGAATCGAAAGATAGTGTAGTAGCGTCCGATTCTATGGTTCCACCATCCAGCGTCAGGGTAGCCGTACCTGCATCTACCGTGATTGCATTATTCCCACTCGAATCAATACTTACGCTTGAATCAAATGACAGCGTGGTAGCATCGGACTCTATCGTGCCAGCATCTAATGACAAAGTTGCTGATCCAGAATCTATTGTGATTGCGTTATTGCCACTTGAGTCTATCGTAGCAGCTGCATCAAACGATAATGTCCCTGCACCTACGCTAAGAGCTTGTCCACTATCACCGATCTTGTCTGTGTAGACGTTCGCCCATCGTACGCTGCTCGTACCCAGATCATCCGTAGAATCAGTATCAGAGACTATATTGCCCCCCACCGTAGTTACTCCACTCACGCCCAATGTGCCGATACCGCTGACGTTGTTGCTATCATCGATTATTACACCGGAGTTTTGTGCAGTTTTTCCACCCGTGCCATCAAAGCGCATTGTCGCGTTATCAGTGCTACTCCCTGGTCCCTGCACGTCACCCGAATCGATACTTGTCCCGTTTATTCGAAATGTCATACCCGATTCAAGATTAATCCCACTGTCATCCACTGTTGCAATCGCTGCCTCATCGATATGAAAACTCACTTTACCGTGATTAGCAGTACCGGACGCAGTTTTGGTTGTAATTCTAAATTCTTCTAAAGTTTTGTTTGACGATCCATTTAGCGATTCAAAAAAAGCTGCTTCACTAGCACTCGTCCCCATTGATACGGCTACATCAGCATTATTGGCATCGTGATATACCGTGACATCAGAGGATTTTACTGTGAGTGCCTGACCCGTATCGCCAATAGCATCGGTGTATACGTTAGCCCATCGAACCGATGTTGTGCCAAGATCGTCTGTGCTATCTGTATCCGAGACAATTACACCCCCAACCTTGAGGCCCGTGGTAGGTGCAGTATTGTTGTCTGTTGCTAATCCACCACGTATCCGCACATCGTCCGTGCCATCCTGTATGTCGATAACTGTAGCATCGGTCCCACTTCCATCCGAGTTCGATGTTGTCAGTTCCAGGGCAGTATTAGAGTTATTGTATCGGAGCAGATAATCGGGTGCAGTCCCAAATTTGATGTAGATGTCATCGTTAAAATTCAGCGATGACGATGTGCTCATGGTGTGCACTCCGGTCCATGTCCATGCAGCACTGGTACTCACATTGTCGCTGTTAAGGTTGGCCGAATTTGTATTTGTAATAATGTTGTTGAACTCATTATTTAGATCTGAGGCCGTTAAAGTCTCATTAGCAACAAATGTTTTTACTCTGGTATATGTGCTCATTTTATCTCGCCTTAGATAGCGTTTTTAAGAATGATCCTTCGGGGCTTTGTTCGTCTGCTTGCACATCAGCTACATCTAAATCGTATTGAGTTGCAACACGCTCTAACGCACGATTCATGGGTGTGTTTGGAGGTAACTGCTGTATAAAACTTTTAACTTCATCGGGTAAGGATTTATACCAAAACGCCATCGTATCGTATGATTGACTTATCTTGTTTCGTAAGCCAGGAGGTTTACCTCTGGAGGCGCGAAGGACAATTTCTGATGCTGCTCTTGGGTTATATATCAGCTGAAGTGGAAACGTAGCCACATATGTGAGTGCGCCTGTTAAGACATCCCCTGTTATACCTGCTGCACTGATTGCTGCTAATCCTCTGAGGTATTTGGATATTTCAGCCCGTTGCGCCAATCCCTTTGATACAAACGGATTAAACAATCCACCCAACGTCATGGCTCTTATGTTGGGATTACCTGATAAATCTTCCAGCTCTTTTAATAGCTCTGGACGTATGTGCTGACGAGGATTTTGGTTGTAGGCGTTATACAGTTCAGCTACGATCTGTTCCCGTTTTACGTTATCAAACTTAGTTCCGGTAATCGAAAACGTATTTTGCAGATTGCGTTTCAGTTCAGCAATACGTTCGTATTCTGCCATTGCATCAGTGTAAGGTTTACCATACGTCTCTTTGATGTCGTCCTGTACTGCTTTTCGTAGTGTAGTGCGAACATTAAATGCAGCTGCGCTTGGTGTACGATCTCCACGAAAATCTGCAGGTCCATCCATCTGCTGAATTTTTTTGTCTAACTGTTTACGCCAATCGTTTATTTCTTTTCCTGTTTTACCTGGCTTCCAGTTTAAGACCTCTTCTAATTCCTTTGATAGTACTCCGCGAAACTCAGGTAATACGCCACTGGCATCGTCAATATTTACTTTAATGCTAACATCTTCTACTTCACCTAATTTCGATCCAGCCGATCCTTCGACAAATCGCTTTTTTCGATCTGTAGTTATGCGTATACCATCGCCAAAATTTTCCTGCAACCTCGCAACTATGTTAGCTTTTAATCCATCTAAATTGGCATAACTTTGGCGCATTAGAGGATCTAACTCATTCATAGCTCTTTTATAAGCTATCTCACCCTGCTTGTTTACACTTTGAGTTGATTTTTCAAGTTCATCAAACGCTTTGGTATACAATCCTGTGCGTTCCTGATTGCGCCATTGACGCACTAAATCACCCTTTCCTTCATTGGCTATTTCACGCAACGCAGCTATAGCTACAGGACCAGCAGAGGTTGAATACCCGAATGTTTCATCTACGTATTCAGATGCCAGTCCTTTATCGGGTCTACGTATACTACCTGCCCATTCTTTAACTTTACGACCTGGCCATTTAGCTGCTCTATATGCGGTCACGGTTGGGTCCAGATACTCAGCCTTATCGGCAAGTTTACTTAATCCACTCGCTGCTTTACCCAATTTAGCTCCGCGTGCAGCTAACGCTGTGCCTCGTAACGGAAGAGATGCAGCTCCAGCTAAATTAGCTAATGCGCCAGCAGGATCTCTTGATATTCCTGCAGGTGTTAGTGATTGAGATATTTCCCCACCAATCAAGCTGGCCATCTCTTCGGATTGCGGTGACGCGAGATCGATGTCTGCACCCATCTTACGTCCCAACACATCTATCCCTCCAGCACCAATACGAGCTACGTTTGCCAAAAACGATTGATCTGGATCGGCTACTTGTTTAGCGACATCGTATAGACCTTCTCCCGTTTCAACGATTAGGTTTCCTACGCTTGGAAGAATGTTTTCTTTCAGCTGATCGAAATCTACATCCTGCGTTTGCCACGCCTCAGTAAAGCCTTTAATACGTACAGCCTCTGGATTCTTTTTAGCATATTCCAAACCTAACTGCTTTGTATTTATTTTTCGATATTGTTCGGGATAGGCTTTTTTAAGCTCTTCACCAAGCTCTTCGTGTGAATTAAATACTTTCATTATGTGCCTGTATGGTTTCATCATACGGTAACCCTGGAACGCTTTTAACTATCACTTTACCTTTGGGTTGTTGACCTGTAGAGGTTGTTGTAGCGGTTTTTATTGGCTCAGAACCAAAAATTTGTCGAAGTTTTTCAACATCAAGTTTTGGCACTCCATCCTTTCCAACAATTACTGCACCACTGTTCGTTAAGAAATGTTCTCCGTAACCAGCAGCTACTGGATCAAAACCTGTTTTTGCCATTTCCTCTGCTAAAGCAGCCATCTGTTCAAGGACTGCAAAACGAGCCTCGTTCACACCTTCGCTCAAACCAAACTGCGGTATTAGGCGTGATACCAACTGTGCGTCTTTGTCTGATGGTCTACCCTGGTTAAACGCGCTGGCTAATCGCAATGTATTGGCATCTCTTACACCATCATACGTTGTTCGCGCTGGCATAAAATGACTTTGAATGATCGAATCAAAATCACCTTCTGTTCCGTATAGTAATTCACCCAATGATCCTAACCGTTTGTATCCAGCAGCTTTAAGCCAACTGCTTGGATCTTCTATAGCGTCAAACAAATCACGCATAGTCTGAACCATTGACTTCAATTCTACAGGTTCAGCTGGAGTTTCTCTTGTCGATAACCCAATGGCTAAACCGGACAATGCCAGAGATTTATATTGATCGGGCAGTTGAGCAAATAATTGAGCTATCGCAGGACTTGCAGCTATTTGCTCTTTATAATTTTTGTAATTAACGCGCCCTGCTTCGGCTCCGTTTTGTAAAAACTCTGATATTTGAGCAACAGCATCTTTGTGTGATCGAAGTTCAAGTGCCGTGTTTTTTGCTGCTGCTATATTTTTTTTATTTTCTGTGTCTGCTGCCAGCTTTTGCTGATCCAGGTCCAGCTTCTCCTGACGATATGCTTCATCTGCAGCTTCTTTCCTTCGTGTTTCTTCTCCTTTACCTAATGCAGAAAGTGACTTAAATAATGCTGTTCCCATTCCCGTAGTTGGCGTTTCCGTGACAGCACCTGCTCGACTACCTCTGGCTAATGCGTTAATAAAATTAGCTCTCGCCTGGTTTTGACTTGTAGCTTTATTGGCATCTGCAATAGCTTTGTTTTGAAGATAAGATGCTCCACCTGCACCTAATGCCTGTAGCAGAGTTGGCAGCATCTTTCCTCCATACAAACCATCATCACGTTTAGTTGTAGGAGGCACTTCGGTAGTCATCGAAGATGGGGTAGTTGTTGTTGGTTTGGGTGCAACAGTAGGTGATTTTTTTTGCTCTTCCTCTGTTATTATTTGATCGATCTCATCGCCCTCAGTGCTTGCAGACGTACCGTATTTAGCAGCTAACTCTTCTTCTGATAATGTATCTGCATCTGCAAAAAACTGGTCAAAAGTCGTAGGGTCTTGTGTTTCATCAACCTCTTCTTCGGTAACAGCATTTGCATCTTGTATTCTTTTTGTTTCTCTAACCCACTTACTAAAGCGGTCATCTTTTGATTCTTGAGTTCCAATGTCAAACGCTTCGTCAGGCTGTAAAGTTGGGGGAGCGGTGACGCGAGAAAAAAGAGTTTCTGAAGGTGCCGTTTCATCTTTGGGTGTAAAACGCCTATCCATACTTGCATCTAAATTTGCTTTTGCATCATCTTCTGCAGGACTTACAAATAGTGATCGCAACGGATTTGATAATTTTTGTTGTTGAGTCAGCCAATCGGGTTTGAACTCTTCATTCGATGGACCAAAACGGACATTCCCTAAATTTGATAAGAGTTCACTTTTATCGTAAACCCTTGTATAATCCGTTCCTGGTTCTACGCCTATCGACACATCCGTTCCTGCGCGTTCTCCAGTTTGTCCTGGAAAGAATGTTTGCATTCCCTCTGGCGTTGCCCCTTCTTGACGCGCTACAGCCTGTTTGTAAACAACAGGATCTATATCTGTTAAGGGGGTGTCCACGGTAACTGTTTGTCCACTCAACTGCGATGCGATTGCTGGAACATTTATTAACGCATCTTCATATCCAGCTGAATCTGCCTCTGCGCCAACATGAGTTCCCAAATGTTCCCCAACAGTAATACCTTTACCTAGCTCTACGCGGTGTTCCTGATCCATTGCCTTACGACCTGAGTCCGCGCTGTCAAAAATGATAAATCCTTGTGGATCTAAACCAAGTACACCTTCATAGGTTTTTCGCGCCCATTCTTCACTGGGTGCTTTTAGAGCCCACGGATTTAAAATGCGTTCAGTACGTGATGCCATGATTTATCTCATTCCACCTAATTGTCGCATTTGATTTGCTCTGTTTTGATATGCGCGTGCTTGACGCATTAAATCTTTGTTTGGGGATACAATGGCTTGTTGTCCTACGCTATTCATTCCTCCACCCATTCCTCCACCCATAGCTCCACCTACTGCTTGACCTACTGCTCCACCCATTCCTCCACCTGCGGCTTGCCCCAAACGGCCTAATACGTCCTGCGATGGACCTGCAACTTTACCTGGACCTCCGGTAAGAAATTCAAGCAGACGATCTTGAACGCCCTGGTTTCCCATCATACCCATTGCAGCTGCGCCTATTGGACCCATGCTGCCCTGCATTTGTTGAGAAGTCGCACCCTTATTTCCCAGGGCCTGTTGTATGTTTGAAAAAGCATCAGCGCGTGCCTGTTGTCGCTGTTGTTTTTTAGCTGCACGGTTGCCCAAAAATCCTTCGAGCATTCCCTTGCCTCCCGATAGCAACAACGATCCTAATAATGGGTCCATTTTAATTTCCTCACTTCTTTCCTGGTAGATTTAAAGATTCTCTAATTTGTTTGATAAAATCTGATGCGGTTGCATTTGGATCTCGATTAAGCATTTCCAACAACACGCTCGCCAGCATCGCCTGTTCCTCACTGCTACCCGTTAGATCCAGATTTGGATCCATCGCAGCGATGACCGTAGCCAGTATGTCCAGATCGTATTCACGTCCTGCAAGCGTTTTCTCGCCATCGATCATGCCGAGCAATTCAGCCAATCCGATCTCACGCTGTTGTAATACCTTGCCAAGTTCAAGCGCATCAGAGTATCTGCCTCTACGCTCTTCTTCGACTCGTCCAGCTGCATCACTCAATACATCCAACTCTTCTCTTCGTTGTGCACTGGCTAAGTCAAACATCTGCTCACCAGCTTCACCGGAGGTGATGATGCCAAAACGCTGCAGTTGCTCCAGCATCTCTTGCTCGTCTTGTTCTTGCTGTTCGGCAAGATCAGCCAAAAATGATTTAGTGGTAACATCTTCTTCTCGTAGGTAATCCTCGGTGATAGGAGTTGTGTCTAAAGCAGAAGTACCTTTGATGCCAGCTTTTAAACTTTTTAAATAGCTTGATAAGTCTCCTGTATCTACCGAATCTTTTTCATCACCTGTTCCTGGAGGCTGGCCCGTGCCAGGCCCAGGGACACCTTCCACTGTTATTTCGGGTAGCTCAATAAATTGTGCTATGCTTTCAGCTGTAGGAATTTTACTGATTACGTTTTTGTAAAAGTCGCTCTGTGGTCCTAATAAGCCTTGCAGTGTTGGGTCAATAAGTGCACCAAAATCAGGTAACCCAAAATCAGGTAACCCAAAATCAGACAGATCAAATGCACCAGCTGCCAAACCTCTAAATTGTTCCAGCATCTCCGTTAATTCATACGGATTCAAACTTGCTATACCATCAGGGCCGATAATCTGCATCAGCATATCCAGTGCTGCACGATCCTGTTGATTAAAACCACCTAATGCAGTTTGCAGTTGACCTAACCCAGCAATGGCTGGACTAGTCAATGCACCCAGGTTAGTAATCTGGCTGACCAGATCATCCAATCCTGAAGGTGCTGTAAGGCCACTAAGATCAATGCCACCTAACGCATCCTGCAATGCAGATATTCGTCCTCCAATACCTGTGCCTTGAGGTCCAAATGTCCCTATGGTATCGGATAACTGTTGGATTGAATCCGGTGCGCGAAAGCCAGCTATACCTGCTGCTGGTCCCGTGCCTCCACCTGTTCCGTATAATATGTCTAATAGGTTTTGTGCAGAGGTTGTTGGATCTCGTAAAAAGTCTTGGCCAGCATCAAATGATTCTATGCGCCCTAATCTGTTTTCCAAATTGCCCAACAGATCAGAAACGCCCGTATACCCACCTCGTTGAAAATCATCGTATAATCCTGACATACGGTCTGTGATTGGACCAAAAAACGCATCCAGATCATCTGGACCAATACCAAAATCGGCTGCGGTGAATGGATCGATACCTTGTGCTACACCACTGCGGATAGCATCAGATACACCTGGATCAACAGAAAAATTGGCTGTACTTAAATTAATAGGTGGTATACTTGGGAATAACAAATTTTGTTCTGGAATAGGTGACGCGCCATGCGTCAACTGCCATGCTGCGCCAAACGGATTAAATGCAGTTCCACCTCCAGTTGTTTCAACACTACCCGTGGCATTACGCGCTAGTTGATTATAAACAGGTAAAAAAGTATTTTGCCACCAGCTTTGCAAAAAATCTGGATTTTGAGCATATAATTCTGCTGCATTTTCCCAAATATATTCTATGCCCAGGCCAACGCGACGTAACTCATCTAATGTACGGCCAGGTAGAATCCCATACGCCACTGGATCAAACACCTCGGAATAATCTTTCGGCAGTACATCCTTAAGATCCGTAGCCCCCACAGGTTCATAGTCACCTAAAACTATACCCGTAATAGGATCTATATATTGTCCACCGATTCCGTAAAACCTATCACCTTCAACATCATACCGTGGCTGGGCTGGGCCTTGTGGGCCAGTCCCTCCCCACATATCACCCTCATCAACCACTTCCCGTTTTTCATCCGATGGATCGCCTTCCTCAAATTCAAATCCACCTGGCCCTGGAGGTGGAGGTGGAGGCTGAGGTTCTGTTCCACCTCCACCTGCTCCAGTGCTTCCTGCTCCTGCCCCTGATAATGTGGCCTGATATTCTGGCGATTGAGTGTATTTTCTCCAAGCATCTATTTCTTCATCTGTTGCGTTTTCACCTGGAGGTTGTGGAGCTTGACTTCCTCCTCCTGGCTCTACTGCAGGGCCACCTGGCAAATCAAAACTTGTTGGGGTCGCAACAGCTTTTGCTCTTATTCCTGACCCTGGAATCGCATAATCACCTGCTGGGCCTGGTATATCCTGACCAGCAATAAGTATGTCGAGTTGGTCGTCTGTAAAGTTGTATCCAGGAGTTAAGCCACGGAAATACTTACGCGCTTTGCTTTGATCTACGTTAATGTTTCCCTGTGGACCGCGTGTGGTAGCACCGGAGCTGTGTATCCAGTTACCTGGGACGTTAAAAGAACCTGCTCTTGCCATTAGTTCGCTCCAATAATCATAACTGTGCACTCCTACGCATTTTGCCTATAGGCTGATAAATCATATGCGCTCTGCGTATTCTAAAAAATTGATTTGAGTTGTTGTTTTGAAACTGCAAGCTGCTCTGTGAATCATACCCCTGCATGTTCAGATCACCCGATAACATTCGCAACGATCCCATCTTGTCCTGATCTAATTTTGAGCTACCAAATTTAAATGCGCCCTGACCCATGTTTAAGTTTTCCGATGTGCCGATGAGTCCACCGGACTCCTGCGTCACCAGCACATTGTAATCGCCAGAATCATCAAAAAAGGTGCGTGAATAGAGCCAGCGTAAACGAGTTTCACCTCCCTGTGGAGCTACCGATCCCGTAATAAAATTGGCACTGATCGAAGTCCCATCGTCGTTATCGTTGTCTGAAACCATATCATAGAGTTTGCCATCAAATGCACCTGCATGTGGTTTGTTATCCACAATACCACTGCTCCCACGATCAAACCCACTATACGGTCCATACCAGGTATCAAACCGCTCGTTATAGATGATGACATGATTCATCTTGGTGCTCGTTCCATACGGCACAAAAAACCATACTTCGTTCACGGCTGCATAATACACGGCATGAATAAATTCCAATCGTGCACTGTTCAAACTGGTCCAGTATCCATCGTCCAGCTGATAGGATATCTTGTTGATCTGATCTGATCCTGACCACATATATATGCCATCGGGACGCACAAAAACCTGACGCTCATTAGGCAGGGTTAAACAGCCCCGTGAGGCAATGGTGCCAGCCTGAGTAGTCTGCTGCACCTGGAACGGAATCGTTGAGTTGCCTGTAGGCGTGAGGGTATGTATCCCTCCGCGTGTGTGTATCGATAATGAGTTCTGCATAGGGACAAGGGCAGTGATAGCCTCACCCATGTTGTAATAATCCGCAGCACCCCATGTCTCAATGTCGAGTATGTTGGATCGCCAGATACGGTTATCGTGTGCGTTCGTATTGGCCATCCATAAACGGTTGTCCCACCATGCAACCTCACTTGCATACGTAAAACGAGAGTCCAGGCCAAGCGCAGCCACATTACCTGATGCGTTCCACACTATCGGTGGATCTACGCCATTAGTCGCAACCATTCTGTTGTTGGTATCTTTTTCGCCCGTAGTGACAAACTTAAAGCTGTTATCATCACCAGAGGTGATAGTCACCGATCCCGTGATAGCACTCCATCCCGAATCGTACTTGTATATTGCTGCACCAGCAGTGATCACCACAACCGATGCACTGCTTGTATACTCAAACTCATGCACTCCGGTAACTGGAGTAGTGCCTCCCACTGTAGTTGCACCCTGGTAGTTGGCAAAGCCCTTGCGCTTTTCAACAGCACCTGCTGGGTTGATTCGACAGTTCTCCATCGATGACAATTCTTCTGGCCCCACATCTTCGGCAGGACGATTATATATAACGCCTCCTGTCCAGGGGCCAAGCTGCACCGATCCACCTTGAATCGCCATTAACTGGTGCCTACCGTACCATCAACGGGCAAAAAAGAGAAAGCAGGATAAGTGTCGTGGCGCAACATCCGGTAACGCCTATTGCCATCGCTCTGCTGATTAATTCGTAGGGCGCGATCCACCACGCCACGGTATTCAGCAAACTCAATATTCGCTCCCTCATAGTCACCTTTTTCCTGTTTGTATAAACGCGATACACCGAAATACAATGCTGGCTGTATGACATTCGGAAACCGCAGGTCAAGGCTGATATTATCGTCATCGCTCACGTAATCGGGCACATAGGCGTAATACCTGTAATCGATCACCGTGTTTGAATCATCAGGAGCTGGATACAGTTGGACCTGTTGGTTGCCTGATGAGTCCAACCCAACCATGATGACGTTATACGGTTCGCCAAGCTGCGATTGATCGGGGTCGCGTAAATCCAGATCTTCGTTAGAGACAATCGCCATCGTGTAATCCTGGCTGTTGTTTCTAAACGATATGGCGTTAGCTACATCCGATTCCAAAGGATAGATCTTGGTCGATGCCATGCTGCTGATCGTGCCGTAATTTGATCCATCCACCTGCACTACTTCGCTGGCTGCAAACGTGCCAGATTCATTTTTAACCGTGAGCACATTTGTAGATGAATCCCAATTTGTAACCGTTGCCGTAGCAGCACTGGTCTGACCTGTAATAGTATTTGTAGCCGAAAAAGTTCCCGTAGGGCTGGTAAGCGTAAACTCACGGGTGCATTGTATGGTTGCGGTCTTGTGTAAGAACCACCAGGTAGCTTCGCCTACCAGTTGTTGAATGGTGGCATTAAGATAGGTGCGTGCCTGAGTTTGAAATGATGCGTTGGTCGAAGATAGACCCGTACGCGACAATGCCATTTTGATGCAATCCAAAACATTCATATTAGATTCGCCCAACTTCCATTTTCATAACCCTGGAATTTGTTATCGCTGCTGTTGTATATGAGCATTCCATTAACAGCGGTTAAGGCATTCCGCTGCGTGGTGGTTAAACGCGGTACGGTAAAGCTATCGGATAGCTCTGCCGTACCGGAGTCTAACGCACCGAAGTTACCTGCCTCGCCAAAAAACACGGCTGCATTAACCGTTCCCGTGGTGAGTGATTCAGAACGATTCATTCAACCGCAGTAGCAGCAAGTGCTTCCGCATCAACGCCATCGCCAGCGATCTCTGCATGTCGAGATCCCCACGTTTGGCCCGCTTCCCATCTCTCCATCCATTTGGCTACAGCCTCTGGGCCTCTGTCAGAAACCCCCTGGGGAGGTTTGGGCCGAAAACCAGGTGGATGAAAAGTTCCACCTCCATTAGCAGCAAGCAACTGTCTTGCATCTGCATTCGTTGGTTTAGGTTTAGCAGGTTTTATAGTTTCTGGTACACCTAACGCTTTACGAATAGCAGCTTTCTGTGAGTCACTGGCTCGTTCAAGCAGATCCACAATACCTGTATGCTGTTGTTCAGCAGGAGCAGGTGCTGGTGTTTCCACTTGAGGTTGAGCAGTAGCCATTTCGACAGCCTTTGCTACGGCTGCATCGGGAGCTGGGTTGGGGGATTTTTTTATTGCTTTTGGCATAATAACCTCGTAGTAAAAACGAGCAGAGGTATTACCCCCTGCTCATTATGATTAAGCTGGTAAATTGAGATATACTGCTGCCTGTTGATTATCAACTACATCACCATAAGCCAATGTCCCAACTTGTCCTACAGTATCGTTATTGGACGCATGAGCACTAGCTGCCATAATTTGACCAGCGTGATTGGCTGAAGGAACAACTGGCCTACCAGCATGTATATCTGTTGGTGTTAAGCTGTTAACATCGTATCTCACGCTTGCTATACCTGACGTTTGAATCCATCCGTAATAACCGGATGTCAACGTACGATGGGTTACACCAACTGGCATAGTATCGGAGTTCGCGTCTGGAGTTGTGCCACACGCAACCACTGCTCTAAATGCAGGTGCAATGATCTGCAAATCTGTTTCACCGCTGACAACAGCAGTGTGCAGTGGGTCAAACAATGTGAACTCAACCGCGTTTGAACCGTTTTCTACACTATGCGACTTAATCTTGTAGCTATAGTATTCGCCAGTACCATCTACGGTCATCAGGTAACTACCTGCCAACTCATTTACATCATCTACGCCCGAAAGAGCAGATGCGGTAATGGTAATTACGGTAGATCCAGCAGCAACAGGGGTAATCGTTGCATCGTCAAACTCAACGATGTTACCTGCACTAAAATCTTGAGCGACCAAATGACCAGCCGTTACCGTTGCACCAGCTTTGGTGTAGCGAAAAACGCGACCATCAGAAAACTCAAGCTTTTCACCTAAGTCATACTTGGGCGTAGACGATTCATCAAATAATCCTTGCCCTGCGCGACTACCAATCCCAGTACCACCTACGCGATTGGTAGTGAAGTTATTGTTCTGATATGTTTGTGCCATTATACTGATTTACCTTTCCCCTATGGGCAGGGTTAAGGGGGGCATTGGCTTGCCCCCC